AGGGTATTCCCGCTGATGGCCCCGTAGCCGATGATCTCGTTGTCCACCTTGATGAAGCCAGTAGCGGGCAGGCCCACGGTGGAGCTGAGCGTAACGGTCGTGTTGGTGGCAGAAAGGGTGCCGCCCGAAATGGTCAGCCCCGTGGGAGAAAGCTGCCCGGTGTAGCGCTGAATCCAGATTTGGATGGGGCGCGCTTGCTGCAGCTTGTTGGGGATCGTGGCGTACGTAGAAACACTAATCCGTGTAATGGACAGGTCGGCCTGCGTGGCTGCGTTTCCTGCCCCGGTACGGATCACATGCTCGATCAGGTCCACCGTGTCGTTGGGCAGCGGGTAGGTGTTCTGGCCCTGCACAAAGTTGATCGTGCCCTGCTCAAAGGTCCACATGTTCAGGCCACGGTTGGCCCAATCCGCGAACAGCAGGTTCAACGAACGGCGCGCCGTACGCAGGTCATAGCCCGTGCGCAGCTCACTACCGGCACGCTCGAACGCCTCCTCAACGATCTCAGAGAGGTCGAGGTTAAAGCTGCTTGCGCCGGATGTGGTTGCCATGATTAACGCATCTTTCCACGGGTTTTGCCGCGCTGGGCAATGCCGTCAGCGCGACGGGACGCGGTCATGCCGCCTTTGGCGTATTTAGCGTCTTTAGGGATCGGGGGATTAATAAATCCACGACCAGCACCGGCTTTGCTTGGAGTCTTGCTGCTGGACGGAATGCGCCCAGACTTAGTGGGGGCCATAAGAATAGTTTCTTCACCAACCGTTTCGGTTTCAGAAGAGTTGCTGCCGGTGGAGTTATCCGTAACAGAGTCTTTTTTTGTAGCCATTATCGATGCCTCGCTGTCTTTGCTGCCACTTTAGGTGGCTGCTTTACGAATTGCTTTCCGGCGGCTTTGCCAGCGCGTTTCGCACGCGTTGTCGCAGCGTACTCAGCAGGGCTGAGAGCTTTGATCGCAGACTCTGGAAGATATCTTTCACCCGTGTCAGAAGAGCGTTTGCCACTTTTAGTTCTCCACTTTTGAGCGGTCCAGTCCTTCAGAGATTTCTGCGGAGCTTTCACGATCAGTCCTTGTACCCGCCACCCTTGGCCTTGTATTGCTTTGCCAGCAGTTGCGCCTTACGCGCACTCCACTGCCCAGCACCGGTGCCCTGCACCGCCCGAGACTTAATGGACTCGAACAGCGACTTGCGCATACCGGGCTTGGTGTAGTTACCCGCCGCATTCACCTTGCCGCCCTCGGCGTATTGGGTGAAGTCAGTGTTGTCCCGCCGAGGTTTCTTGACCCCTTTGGGCATCTTGCTGGGGTTGATTGCCCCCATGCCTCGGCTAGCTCTCATAGTTACACCATCCGGCCACGCGTGTGGCCCTTAGTAATGCAGCCGTCTGCACGAGTGACACCGCCCTTAGCCATTTTCTTGGCCTTGGGCACCTCAAACATTTTGTCCGCAAGGTTCGTAGCCTTGGTGTTATGCGCCAAAGACGGTTTTGCAGGCTCTGTGGTCAGATCCTCATACATCTTCTTAGCGGACTTCATGCGAGGGATGTCGGCCATGATTACACCATCTTCCCGCGAGTGTGGCCTTTGGTGATGCAGCCGTCTGCACGAGTGACACCACCTTTTTTCATCTTGGTGACCGTGCCGACGTTTCCAGAACTACCGACGTTGCCAACGCTTGCGGCTTTATCTGCTTCTGCAGCAGCCTGTCGAGCTTTGTCTTTTTCGTAATCCCGGGCCATCATCATTGGCAAAACGCCGCCAACGCCGGAAGCTAGCAGTTCAGAAATTTTTGCCATACCAGCCTCCTAGATCAGCAGGCTTTGCCGCCGCGCTTCATGGTGACCATCTTGCCCTTGGTCATACCCTTAACTGCAACACCGTCACGGCTGGGAGCAGCGGTTTTCACAGCGCCCATCTTGGTCATGCCGCCACCGGCCATTTTCTTGGCGGGCATGCCTTTTTTCTTGGCCATCATTGCCATGAAACCGGGATTCATTTTGGAAGCCATAGTGTCACCACCTTCTTTAAATTTGCGGCCCTTGTCCGCGTTGAGGAAATCTTGTCCCACGCTTGCAGGGACTCCGGTCTTCTTGGCAAACGCGGGGTTCTTAGCCACCGCAGCCATGAAGTTGTGCTGTTTCTTACTAACCGAGGGCACTTCGCTGCTCCTTCATGAACTCATCGAGCTTTGCGTCGAGCCGATCAAGCCGCTGAATCACCCGGTTCATATCGTTGTGCATGTCCATCTTGGCGACAAACTTCTCAACGTTTTCTTCGCGTGTCTTGCTCAGAAGGATCGACAGACGCTTTACCTCGTCGTGCGACACCTTCACCCAAAACAGCAGCAACGCCGAGGCGAATGACAGCAGAGTGTTCCAGATTGGCAGATCCATAACTCAGCAATTCCATGCCCGCAAGGACTTGTTAATCCGGGAGTTTGGGTCTTTCGCGGTCTTGGCCGAGGTGAGCTTCTTCTTCATGCCACTCATCCTTGCACAAAAAGAGTCGCGCCTTGACCCGCCCTCTGGTTGCGGAGCTTTCAACCCGGGTTTCCCGGGGTTGGCTTTGTTGTAAGACGCACGGCCCTTCGCGTTGAGGCCGCCCTTGTCCGACTTGCCCTCTTTGCGCTGCCATGCTGGTGTCTTAGCCATAAAAGATCGTGCAATGAACACTTGCTGCCAAAAACACGCGAATGCCTTCGGTAGCCAAAATGCCTTCTCCGGGAATAACTAAGTTAAACGCCGTAGCGTTTGCGGCGTCAGCCTGAAGCAACATCTTGTTGTACACAGTCACGTTTCCACTGGCAGCGCCTGTGTCAGCCACAGTCACCGTAAACACGTTGGAGTTTGTCACGGTCACTTGGTAAGGGTTGTCAGTCAAATCCCAGTCCAAGTACACCCACTGACCCGTAGACAGCCCGTGAGCTGTTGCGGTCACAGTTGCGGTGGTTGTGGCGCGTGTGTACGTACCGGCAATCGAAGTGTTATCAACGAAAGCCGAGTAGCCCGTAGCCCCGTCGAAAGGGAATATTACAGCCCCCTTTAAACGAGTTCGGTACGGAACCATCAGGCCGGAAACGGCCGCGTGTTGCGACTTAACGTCAAACTGCATCGTCATGATGCGCTCCTATTAAGCTGCGCGAGTGACGAGCTTCCACACGGGGCTCGTAATCAGGCCCGTTTGAACGTAGAGGTTTGCGCCCGTGATATCCACATACATAGAGCCGGGGCCAGCGTAGTTGTCGCCAGTAGTGCCGTCGGACGGAGCGCCCGAACCAGTCATTACAACCACATTGTTGGAAACGCGCAGTTCGGCTTTCTTGTACGGCTGAACAGAGCCACCGCCACCAACTGCGTCTTGCAGTTGTAGGTCCATACCATAATCAAAACCAGATGCAGCCGTGGACTGCGTCATGCCAATAGCGAAGCCTGCGCGGGCAGTCGTGGTACCACCGTCGCCATCCATCCAAGCCATCACCGCAGCATCGGCAGTGGTCGTGGTGTTGCCAACCACACCCATCGAACCTGCTTTAGCAAACGTCGAAGCGTTGGTGCCAGTGATCAGGTAACGGCCACTAGCGCCAATATAGTAAGTGGCGGTGGAAGACAGGTTGCTTCCAAAAACTTGGCCCGAAGAACCTTGGGCGCTGGACGGCGCGACAGGATCGGTGCTGCCAAAAGACCCCGTGGGGTTTACCGTGAAAGTTGCGCCGCGAGTTGCAGTGCCTTCCGTAGTAGAAGACGAACTCAGATAGGGAGCCGAAGCGGTTCCAAGAATAAAACCGTTTTCAGAAGCGACGGGACCGGAGAAGGTAGTACGTGCCATTTAGACCTCACAAGCGAGTGTTCATTTGGGCGTTCTGTCTGCTTGTCGTCAGCCGGGACTGTCAGAACACCGGGGACCCCGGGATAGGGCCAATATACAGCAAAAGAAAAAGGGGCACAAGGCCCCTTTTTCATGGTCTACCTGAAGATCAGGTCGAACCGGACGAACCCCAAACGCCCAGCGGGTCCGAATACCCAAAGCTGTAACGCTCGCGGGCCTTGTAACGGACGTTGCCGGTGTCGAAGTCACCATCCATTTTGGTGTCCATCGCCATACGCTCGAAGTGCTTCAGGCCGTTGGGAACGTCAGTGGTCAGGAACCATGCGTTCGGGTCGGTCAAGAAGTGGTTGACGCAATAGCCGCCGGAGATGGTGCCCATTTGCTTGATAGCGTTGATGTCGTTATCAGCAGTAGCGACACGCAGTTCGGTGTCCAGCAGACGCTTGGACGTGAACATCAGTGCCGGGGGAACCACCAGCTTAACCGGCTTGGCAGCGATCAGCAGACCACGTTCGTCGGTCCACGCAGCGATCTGAATCGTAGCGTTTTCCAGCGAGGTCTCGTTCAGATCGACGCCAACGGTCGGGCTGTTGTAGTTCTGGCCGCCGCCAACCAGCGGGTGGCCGACGCGAGCGCTAGAGCTGTTCACGCCGAACAACGAAACGCCGTCACCGCCCGGGAAGGCACCGTTAAAGCCGTTGTTCAGAACCGAAGCGGCTTTGACCTGCTTGGTGAAGGCCATAGCACGAGCCAGAGCTTTGGTGTAGCGGGCAGACAGACTGTCGTACAGGTTGTCTTCCACAGCTTCTTCCGTGATGGAGAAGCCCAGAGCGATGGTTTCGTGGGTATAGCGAGCAGTGAAAGCTTCCTGCGCGTTGTCGTAAGCGATGGCAGAGCCTTCGTTCTTGACAGGTGCAGCACCGAAGCCAGCGAGCTTGGTCTCTTCTTCGAAGGAACGCTCAGAGGTCTCGGTTTCGTAGATTTCCTTGTGCTCCTCGCCGTAGCGAGCGTATTCCATGCCGAACAGAGCGTTCAGGCCGGGCAGCAGTTCTTTAAGGAGTTGTGCACGAGAAATAGCCATTTTTAATTACTCCTTAGATGCCAACGGCGTTGGTATAGGCATGAGCGCCGGGATTGAACTTCACCAGCACGTCGGGGAAAGCATCGGTCACCGGGGAGGCGAAACCGATAATCTTGAACGCGGCGGCGGTAGTCACAGTGGTCGATTCCAGCGCGCTGGTCGAGTTGCCAGTCTGGGTAGAACCCGTGCTGGTGCTCTGAACGGCGGCAAAGAAGGTGTTCGCACCGAGGTCCGACTGGTCAGCAACGCCATCCAGTTGGGCTTGGAACGTCACGCTGGGGTCGGTGATCACGTACGCAGTCACCACGCCGGTGGTGCCGGAGGGGTAGTACTGAGCGTAGATCTGCTGACCTTGCGCGTTGATGTAGGAACAGCCAACGAACACGCCCCAAGCGCCAAGAGTATTGCCGCCGAGGTTGTTAGTCGCCAGGTCCGCACCGGTAGCGGTAGACAGAGCGATGTAGCCGTTGGCGTCGATGATGACGACTTGGCCGTTGAAGATGTTGGTGCCAGTGCCTGCGGGGTTAATCAGGAACTGACTCGTAGCGCCAGCATAGGGCATGCCGTCGTTACGGTTTACGGCGCGAAGGCCGTAGGGAGATTGCGTAGATGCCATTTAAGGACTCCTAAGTTACTTAGAACCAGAACCAAACCCAGCTCCGCGACTGGTCGTGGTCTTACGATCACTAAACAGAGGCATACGCGGGTCATTGTTTCGCATGAAGTGGTTGTCCACCGACTCCATCTGGGACTGAGCCTGTCGGCTGTAATACTCTTGGCGAGCACGGTATTGCTCAATGGTCTGCTTACACAGCATGAGACCACCAATCTCTACGTTGCCCGTCGTGGCATTACCCAACAGCATCAGTTCCGGATGATCTTCCGCCTTCACCGGCACCCAGTTGTCACGCATCTTTTTGGACACGTTGGTCGGGTCAGCTTGTCCAAGCACATGGGTCGCAACCCAGTGGTAGACATAACCCGGCTCGGGGGTCGGATCGGGCAGTGCGCTCGGGGGAACATACACTGATCGAGAAGTTTTTTCGCGTGACACGAGATCACGAGGGGTCCGGGTTTCAGCCATTTTGGTTCTCCAGTTTAGCTACTTGGGCAGCATACTGCTGCGGCGTTAGGTTAAATTTCTTAGCCAGCGCCACTTGGGTTGCTGTCAAACGGATTTTTCCAGCCGACGTACTGCGTGCGGCCGGGGCGACAACCGTTGTAGGTTTTTTGGAAACCTCACCGGACCTTGGCTTGTCTTCCGTCTCACCGAAAAGCTCGGGAAACTTGGACTTCATGCGACCGTTAATCTGGTCGTAGTAATCATCAGAGCGGGGGTCGATGCCTCCGGAGACTA